CTTTTATTATTTTTTTTGTTTTCATATTTGAAAAATTAAAATAAAAGAAAAAAAGAAAAGAAAATAAGCAAATAAGTAAATTATAATTCATTTAAGAAAATAATCTCTCCTCTCTTGCCCTGTGGTATCGTCGGCCACGATTTTTGTTGTTCTGCCTCAGTTCTTTTGTGAGGGTAAATCGCTGCTGACATTGTTGAACTAAAAGTCGGAAATTTTCCTGTCTTGAGTGAATCAAGAACGGGCTCCATTCCTGCCTTTTTCATCCATTTGAGTGCCTTAAAATCAGCCGGGATGTCCTTCTCGATTACTATCGATGTGAATATCTCTTCGCATAGGTTATAAAACCTTTGACTCGTGCCTAGTGCTGCAAACGCTAATCCAACTGCTGATGCTGCAAGTTTTCCAAAGTCCTGTGGGCGTTCTGGAAACATAAGGTGCCTTAGTAGATCTTCTTCACTACGGTAAGGGTATCCGCCTCTGTTCTCATATCCTAAAACGTATATATCGTTAGGATTATCGCCAATCTTAGACTTACTGCTGCTCAGTTTGCCATTGAAATAGTATTCAGCTTTTTCGCTCATCATCTGTAGAAAGTGATCGCCATAAATATCAAATTTCGGTTCGTTAAAAGCTATGACTGCGTCATCGCCTTGAAACCTGCATTTGAAGTCTGGTGAATTGATGTTCACTCCTAATGATGATAAAACTGTATAGGTCATTATCATATTGCAGAAGGTATCCATTAACTGAGTTTGTTGGTAGCCGGATCCAAATCCTGTATGCTTCCATTCCCAAACTTGTCCATTCGGTAGCTCAATTGGTGTTTTCTTTATCGATGTTGTCATCCATTGCCAGAGTCGTTCAATCTTTTCGGGATTAACAGCTGCTGTTGGATATCGAGTCGTTTGTTCATAAGTAGAAAAGTCAAAATAACTCCTCCATATTAGGTGAACAATGTCGATCAACTCGTGTGGTAGTCTTCTGTCGAATTGACTCCAATCCATCGAAATGTATGTGCCGTCGTGTCTCGTGCACAATTCCTGCATTAATAAGTTCATGCCTCCGCGTCCGATCTCTCTTCCCCAGATCAATCTTCCTGCTTTGGTATTTTGGTAACTTGCCTGTAGTGGCCAGATGAACATTAGTTCTGATTGCAAAAGTAGTTTCGGTGCTCCGAATACTGCTCTTACTTTGTCTGGTTCGTCTCCACTGACG